TCATAATTCAACCATGTATTCGTTACAGTATCCCTAGTAACCTTAAGACCATAGTAGGACTTATCACCCATACTAAATCTAAGGTCCCTTAGGATTAATGAAGACCTATTAGAATCCACATTACCCTTACCTGAGGGTACTCCCCACTTTGATAAAGTAATCTTAGAGGATATCGCTGTACCCCCATCATCAGCATAGGTCACCGTGGACATATCCGTAGGTAACTCTAAATCAATTGCTTCCAACTTGGTAGTCCCTGAGGCGTATCTAACCATTAGTAGTAGTGTATTATCTAGTACCTCTACATTGAAGATAACCTCATCTGTCTCAAGTTCCCATGTATGCCATGCTGACTGAGCCTTCTCCTCTCCTTGCCAGTAATAGTTATATACATAAATCTTATTATCATCTCCTGTGATAGCAAATAGCATATCGTGCTTACTGCTACCCGTCAGCTTAGTTAAGCCATCAGGTATGTAGTGTGGACAATGAGCAGTGATATTTGCTGCATCATTATTAGCTGTATCAGGTACCGTAAAGTACTCTCGAATTATACTACTAGCACTCTTATCCGTAACAAAGTAGACATTAGGACCTAGTGTGATAGGTGCCACATTCTTATTAATATCATAAGCAGTACTCTGTTGTACATTAATATCCTTAGGAGTTAATGCTTTAGAGGAGCTTAGAATGAACTGAGCCTTGTCTCCAAATACTAGTAGCTCCTTATTAAAGGGGACTGCGTAGCGTAGGTATACAGCTTTATTACTGTCAACCGCTACATCAATCGGGTCACTATCTAATACATCAGTCACTGTAGTAGGGAAGAAGTTGTAGAACTCTCCCGTTTCTGACATGATGATATTATCAGATGCTAGTAGACCTAGACGGTTCTTAAAGAAGAATACATCATCAATAGTCTTACCTACAAATGAAGGCTCCGCTGCTGAGTCTGAATCTCCTACTGTTCTCTCCGTCCAATCAATAGTGGATATAGGGAAGGATGTAGTGCTTGCTCTCTCAATCTTATGTGGCATAGTACTATTATCAATACTATTCTGCTGATTAGGTCTGTAGGTCTCTAGATATACACCATCAGAGAACTTAACATAGAAGTTATCAAAGCTTGAGTTGTCATCCCCTGTAACCTCAATTATTGAATCAGGGTAACCTAAATCACTTGGTAAATCCTGCAACTTACGTGCCTTACCAACCCATGCCTCAGAGGCTTGGTTACCCCAAGAGTCTGCGCCTGAATATGACGCAGCCCCTGTCTTACGTACTACAGAACCTTGGGAGGTGCCTCCAATATCAGTGGCTAAATCTGTAGCAGCGATAGTACCATCAGATCCTGCATAGGTACCTACAGTAGCTCCAGCGGCATTATATACATAGTATGTGTAACCTTTAGACTCGTCATTATTCTCTCCGTATCTAATCTCAGTAGTTCTCTTAATCCAGTAGAAGAAAGTTGTATCCCAGTTAGGGTCACCATTATCAGAGGTAGCAGTATCCATAGCTACAGTCTTAGTCTTATTTACGATGAAGGTTGTATCACCTACGGTTACTGCTGAGAAACTCTCATTAGCATTAGAGCCACTAGGTAAGTCTAGGTAACTATTAACAACCCAGGTCTGGGCCATAGTACCATTCTCATCATATACCTTGTATTGACCATCCTTAACTACAATTATGTATTGCTCATCACCCGCACCACGATCATAGATGTGAACGAATGCATCAACAGGTACTGTATTGTCCGTGGACTTAGTTACTGTCGGAGCTCTCTTCTGTGTACCTTGAACAAGTGTAGGGTAACAATTAATCATCTCAGTTACCTGAGTATCTAATCTAAGCTCATCAGGTTGCTGTGATACACCATTGTATAGCCCAGGAATAGTCTGATTGATTAAACCCATAGTATGCTCCTTTATTAACCTAAGATACCTCTAGGGTTCCTAGTTCTTGTAATGATTCTACGATTAACCGTTTGATCAAATATATTGTATTCTCTTGTATCTACATCATGTTCAATCATCTTAAAGTGCGCCTTCTCTTCATCATCTATAAGAACCCTGATAATATCAGTAGCACCAATTAGACGTTGATACACAATACGAGATGCTCTAACAGCAATGTAGTATGCAATAGTGTGAGGGATATCATCAAAGTCTAGTAGCCATGTGATGTCTAACTTAACTACCTCAGAGGCCCCAAACTTAAAGGTATTATCCGTCTTATTGTATAGTTTGTTATCCTTCATAATGTAATCTTTAGTAGCATCACTGCTTTCCACCCTAAGGATATTAGAGGCGATGGCGATATACCCTGAGGCATCCGCTGTTAGCTCCCACTCTAAATCTGTATTACAATTAAGACCCTCCGTAAGAACTGTCTTACGGGTCTCAGTAAGAATCTCTAGGGCTGTTTTGGCCTCATACACACTAGCAATAGTACTAGCAGTAGTTAGTGTCATCTCACCAATGGTTTGTAGTGCAATATTAACACCTTCCAACTCAGTCATAGAATTTCTCCAAATAAATCAAAAAAAGGGCCCCCAAATGGGAACCCTAATAGTACTACTTAGTCAGTAGTAGTAAGCTTAATAACACAACCGTTATTTAACGTACCAAAACCCATAGCGTAGCTAGATGTCATTAGATCACCTAACTTCTCTGGGATGTAGTTAACTTCTGATTTGATGTCAAGTAACTTAACAACACCTACAGCGTTCTGTGTGAACATGTAGATGCTTGAAGTACCAATGTTATTAGATACTAAGATGTTATGACCAGCAACCTGAACAACCTTACCAGTATCAATACCACCGTTTGAACCTTGAGTCATATCCTTATGAACTGCACCAGACTGTACTAGACGGTTGTAGTTCTTAGGAGATACTACTACAAAGCGATCACCAGGGATATCTTCCTCATCCATAGTAGTCTGTGCATCAAACAATGAAGCTAGGATTAAATCACCCTTAGCACCAGCATCAGCACCACCAGCAGTAGCTACAGAAAGTACAGATACAGCAGCAGCGTGAGAAGCATTCCATGCACCTGCAGCGTGAGTAGCAGTGAATACATAAACTACATCAGAGTAGCTTACGCGGGCACCAATAGCATACGCAGTTGAGGCAGAGAACGCAGTTACATCAGAGTACGGTTGGCCTACACCACCGTTAGTATCATTTGTATTGGCTGCATTCTTAACACAGTTATCTAACTGAGTAATAATTGCTGCATCTACAGTCTTAGATAGTCTACGACCCATCTCAGAAGAGTATTGAGAACGAGTCTCATAATGCTGCATTGCTTCCTCAAAGTTATCAACGAATACTGAAGCATACTTAAGATCATCGATCTCAATTACACGCTCACCAGCATTGATAAGGTTAGGAGTGATATCTGTACCTGGAGTATGAGTCGAGGTAGAAGTATCGTATTTACCGATAACAGCAAAAGATGCTGATTTACCAGAAGCGATAGTACGTGTTTGTACTAACGGTAAGAAAATGTTCGCTGTTTCAAATGAAGTTAAGACTTCACCAGAGAACACCTTAATCGCTAATTCGCGATTTGAGATACCTGACGTACGTGTAGTACCGATACCCGTTGAAGGACTATAAGACATATTGTCTCCTTTTATTTATTGTATTACCCAAGTGTTACATATTTACTCAGGGGTGCAGTATTTAGGCTACTGCGCTGCCTTTCAGTACACATCTTAGACTGAGGGTATCCGTTCATAACTACCTCGGTAGCTACTTCTGGGCAACAATATGTGTCGTACTTAGTAGGGTGTAGTCCAGATCGTATTGAGCATGGTACTACATTTGTGTATGGTGGGGATCGAAAGAGGGTTTAAATAGAGACAGAGGGAGGGGGAACTCTACAACCAAATCCTGATCCCCATAAACTAAAAGCTACTGACAGCAACTCTCCTTTGGACCTCAGCTCTAAAGGCTGGGTCTTTCTTGTATTGAGGCTTAGCCATCTCAACCATCATCTCTTGAGTACTAGCGAATCCGCCTGATGGTCTATTAGTGGTATTCCCTCTAACTAAATTAGGACCCTTCTCTGCACTATACCTAGCGTATAGCCCATTAATAGCAAACTCAGAGGTGCCTTCATTGATAAGAGAGCTATTAAAAGCATCTATTTCGCTCGCACTTAGAGAGTCTTGGGCCCATCCAATCATATCATTATATGTTTGTTCACCACCTGCAATGTCATACATCTTAGTGATGGTAGTCTGCGTCAAGGCCTCTTGGCCTGCAATATATGNATCAACCATGGTTTCAGGAATACCTGCATCTGCGAGGACTTCATAAGTTTCTTGTGAAAGTCCCCCTAGCTCCTGGTACTCACTCTCCATTGCTGTGTAATCAATACCAGCTTCCTCGGCAACCTCTTGTGCTGCCTCCTTAGATTCTACTGTATTCTCAGAGACAACCTCTTCCTCTACATCGTCCCCCTCCTCTGGTTGACCTAGCTTGTTTTGTAGGTGTTCATAGGCTTTCTCAAGATCCTCTACGGTCTTGTATTTGCCTGCGAGCATTCTCTCTTCATCAGTCTTCAGGGTATCCTCTACACTATCTGCGTGTTGATCTACCTTATCGACCATTGCTTGGTCATGCTCATTTAACGCTACATCACTATTTTGACTTTCGTTGTTTTGGTTTTCCATTACTCTTACCCTCCATAGGCTTATTTATTTTAATTTCTGTTTTCTTAGCATTATCAATTAAGATAGCGATACGCTCCTCTTGCTGTCGTAACATTCTTTGTTGAGGTGTTACAACATCCCCCTCATCGTACTCCTTAATTAGCACCTTGACTAGCCCCCATTTGTTGCATCATCTGTTGGGCCATACCACCGCCCATCTCTTCACCAGCAGCCTTACCACCTGATTCAGCAGCTGCACCCATTCCTTGTTGTGACAACTGTTGCATCATAGCTTGTTGCTGTTCTGCTTGAATCTGCTCTTGAGATTTAATAATACCATCAGTCTCAATACCTAAAGAGGTACCAATCTGTTCAATTACCGCACTCACATTTGTATACTGTGCAAATATCTCAGGACCTAGTAGTTGTTGTAAGGTCTGTGCGAACTGTACTAACTTAGTGTAGTCATGTCCACGACCTAAGGCTTCTACGCCTGTAACAATAACAGGCTCAATTAATCCCTCAGGGAACTTAATCTTACTAGTAAGCATCATCAACTTAATCAATGGTAACTGTAGTTCCTGTGTAAGGATTGAGTATATACCACCTAAGGCATCCTCTAGTTCACCAGCCATCAACCTAACTTCTTCAGCGGTAACACGCTCAGCATCTCTACGAGCACTCTCATTCAATAAGAAAGCACTGGCTAATCTACGTTGTATATCATTCATTGTCTGATACGCAATGTTCAAGTCATGAGACTTATCCATCTGTAGTGTAGTTACATCACTAGCGCGACCTTTAACAATCGCACCTGATGCAGCCTTAGCTACTGTAGAGATTTGTGTAGAACCTACAGGGTCAACGAAGAAGAGTACCTTAGCTGCTGCGGCTGATGCCTCAACAATACTCATCGCAAGACCCTCAAGACTACGTAAGTCTCCTAGGTACTGCTCTACTAGGCCTCTGCCATAATCCTCATTATGAATACTAGTCCATCTAAGGGTTATGTAAGGTAGATTTTTATCAGTGTAGGTACCACGAGTTCCTGGAACTTCCTGCTCTAGAGCCTCTTGATATACATCATACTTAGTTCCATTCCATTTGATTGATGTGAATAGATCGATAGCCTTATCTTCCGTGGCATCCTTGCTCATACCTTCAGGTAAATCATCAGCTCTAACTTGTTCCTTAGTGATAATCTCCTTAATCCTTCCCTCAGGGCTTCGCTTAACGCAGTAAGCATTGAGGTTAAATACACGGGTGCCATCATTCTTATCTCTATAAATCAGAGCATTACCTGTAGCTACTAGTAGCTTTAAGGCTTCAAATATTGGTACTCGTAAGGCCTCCCTTTCTATCTGTGCTGATAATCCTCTCTCCAGATCACCTAAGCGTTCTTGAACCTCAGCCATAGAGCCTGGGTTAGATTCCTCTAATTCCATTAATGCTAGTTTGTCAGGGACAAAGCGGAAGAATGGTGCGTTAGGCGGGAGTAGTGATAACAGTAGCTTTGAGGCTAGATTGTTAACAGCTCTAGCACCTAATGATTGGTAAGGCGTAGATAATCTATCTTTCTCAGAGTGTGTGGTATCTACAAGTAGAGAAGGGATAGTTAGTTCCGTACAACTCTTTGCTCTATCCAAAACAGTACTTCTCTCGCTGTCTAGTTTAGTCCAACGAGACTTTAAGCTAATCTTATCCATTTCCATAATTATTTACCTATTCTTAAACCATTGTTCCTATGCTTATATCGGTATTGTGAAGACTTATCAGGGACACTCTTATCGTGTATGAAAGAGTAATCACTGACCCGCCTTCCTGCAGCCTCAGTCCTCTTAGCTTTGTTGTAGTTTTGAGCACTAGAAGTTAATAATAATGGATCACCTTGACCACCATCATCTACATCAAATATAGCTTTGCCCGCCTTACTCATAGCCTTACGCTCCATACCAGTAGGATCTGTCACTTTTAATATGGAGTTGTGTATTGAACCACACATGTTATTTACCTGTGCTTACTGCTGGTGCTGCGGTACCAGTAAGAGGAATCTGCAATCTCTTCTTACCTTGTGCGATAGTCTTTAACTTCTTACGCCCTTTCTCATCATCACCACCTGGTTTAAATGTAGCCTCTTCAACAGGTGCTGAAGGTGGTGGTGGTGGGGTTGGTGCAGGGCTTGAGCCTCCGCCAAATAATCCGCCCATTCTATTCTCCTTTAATTAATTGTTTAAGATGCCTGATCAAATCAATAGCACCATGTAGTTTTCCTTGCTCATACGAACCTAACTCTCTAGTCTGTATGGTGTCTGGATATAGTTTCTCTAACTCCTTTATTAAAGTTAAAGTATCCCCTGGTAATTCTTCCATCTTAAATTCCCTCCGAAAATCTCAGTATTCTAGGGGCGTACTCCTAAACGCAAAAAACCCGCTAGGCCTTACGCTTCGCGGGTTGTAGAGGGAGTCTCTTCTTGCTCCAGGAGAGTGGTATCTTGCTGTATTAATTCAGCCAACATTACTAATACATGGGGTTCTACATCTTCCTTAACTCCTAGTTTTATTTGTTGTGCTAAACTCCATATAGCGTTTAATTTAATCTTACAGTCCTCACTGTTGTGCTTCATTTACTCCTCCCTTTATTCACATCTTTCATTACATGTTGAACGGCTCGAACAACAGGCTTCTCTACAGTACCAAAGGTGACCCATTTGAAACCTTTATGCCATTCAAAGTTGGGTTGAAACTGCCGTTTCTTTTTTACCATCCCCATTCCCCTGCCATTCCAGCGGCTGAGTAGTCAGTAACAGTTCCCTCAAAGAAGTTCTTAAAGGAATCACCTGCTACAATCCACTCTACCCAAGGTAGGGGATTCTCTTTAACTCCCCAGTTAGGCTTCAGCCCTAGCATTAAGAGCCTCCTGTCCGCCAAATGTCTAATGTATTCTTTAACTTCAGCTTTAGTGAGACCTTCCACACTGCCCAGTTCGTACGCCAAATCAATAACCTTATCCTCCAGGGACACCGCCACCCTGAACATTTCGTAGATTTCTTTCTTAAACTCATCTGTCACCACCCTTGGATGTTCGTTACAAAATTCTCTAAATAGACGAGACATACCTTGTACATGTAAGCTCTCATCTCTAATAGACCATTCAACTACCTCACACATTCCCTTCATCTTACCCCTGCGTTGGTAGTTGAGTAGCATAGCAAACGCAGAGAATAGGGACATACCTTCATTACAACAAGTTTGAGCCAAGGCTCTGGCTGTACCATGCAATGTAGATACATCGTTATCTTGCATGAATTCAACCTTATCGCACATTTCTTTATAGTCTAAGAATGCCCCATACTCACTATCAGGAAATCCTAATGTATCATTGAGTAGTGCGTAAGCTCTCTGATGAGTCCCTTCACGATTTGCAAAGGACATCAACATATTCCTAACCTCATGGTTACGGAACTTAGGGATGAATAGGTCACAGTAGTTCTGCCCTACTTGTACATCTGACTGTGTGAAGAGGCGTAGTATCTGAGTAATATGACCCTTCTCTTTATCAGTAATCTTACCTCTCTTCCACTGATCTACATCCTCTTGTAATTTAACTTCCCACACACCCCAGTGTAGTTTCTCATGTTCCTCAGCAAGCTCCATAGCCCACTGGTGATGGAATGGTTTGTAGGCTTTCGCCTCATCCATTAACCCTGGCAACTCAGACATTCTTCCTCCTCCTTAAATGAGTTTAGTTTAACTCTCTCTATCTTCCTACCTACCTGCTCAGCGATAGAGCCACTATTAGTTCGTAGATAATACAAACCTTTCAGCTTATCCCTCCATGCTTTAAGGTGGACATTATTAACATATGATTTATCAGAGCCTGAAGGGAAGAAGAGGTTTACACTCTGACCCTGACAGATGAATGGCTGTCGCTGTGCTGCATGTTCTACAACCCAATGTTGGTCTAACTCAAAGGCTGTTTTGTATACATCCTTCTCCCAACTGCTCAGATAATCCAATTGTTGAACACTTCCCTCATGATGAATTATGTTGCGCCACTCTTTCTCCAACCACTCTTCATCCTTACCTAATCGTAACCTATGCTCTTCCATTACCACTTCAAGATATTGATTCTTAACCAAGTGAGCACCAACCCTAGTCCTATGAGTATAAGCATTAGACTTGATAGGCTCAATACTAGCACTAGTCCCACAAATAATAGAGGAGTTAGCGTTAGGAGCAACAGCGAGTAGGTGAGAGTTTCTCTTGCCTGTTCCGATACCATCTAAGTATTCTCCTCTAACATCAGCCAAGGCTTCAGTAGCCTGAACAGCCTCTTCTTTAATAAATGTAAACATCTGTAGGTTCTTACCCGTGGCTAGGGCAGACTCCCAAGGGATGTTCTTAGATTGTAGGTAGCTGTGGAAACCCATGGCCCCCAATCCTAAACTACGTTCCCGTACTGCTGAGTGAATTGCTTTACTCATCTCATCAGGCGCACCATCAATGAAGCATTGTAGGACATTGTCTAACATTACTATGAGGTCACCTACGAGCGATGATGTTTTCCACTCTTCAAATCTTTCAAGATTGACGGAGGATAAGCAACATACTGCCGTGCGATTTTCATTTGTGGGTAGATGAATTTCATTACAGAGATTGCTTCCCTTAATTTCGAGTCCATGCTCCTTTAATGCTTTTGGTAATTTTCTATTAGCTTCATCGATAAAGTTGAGGTATGGCTCACCAGTTCTGAAACGTACTTCGAGTAGCCTACACCAAAGGTCCCGTGCCTTGACTGTATCCCTGACAGAAGAATCGTTAGGGTCACATAAGTCCCACTCGCTATCNCTAAGAACACTGTCCATAAAGTCATCAGTAATATTGACAGCATTGTTAATGTTAAAACACTTACGGTTTGCATCACCCCCTGNCGGCATTCTGAGATTAATAAATTCCATAATGTCTGGATGGCTAATGTTTGTGTATGCTGCATAACTTCCTTTCCTTGTTTTACCTTGCTTATAAGCGGTCATCGCTGAATCACTAACTTTTATAAAGGGGATCGGTCCTGGTGCCTTATCACTTACTGGTCTTACATCACCCCAATGTCCGCCCACACCACCACCTTTAACAGATAGCCAAGCGAGCTCAGACTGATGGCTAATGAGACCGTCAAGAGTGTCAGGTATATATGATAGGAAACACGATATAGGCAATCCTTTAGTATCATCACCCTGCGAAGGAGCATTACTGAGAATAGGACTACTAAACATAAACCAACCATTACTAACTGCATCATATAACCTCTGTGCTAATTCTAAGTCTTCATTACTATAAGCTACACACGCTCTAGCGTATGCTTCTTGTGGTGACTTCTCCTTACCACGCAGGTAGTAACCCTTTACAAGCTCTCTCGCTTGCCCCGACATATTTTTATCCTTNCTACGATCTATCGTAATCCCTAGGTACTCCGCTTTCATCCTCAACTTCTCCTCTTAGTTCTTCTAATGCCATCGCTATGGCTTCTTCAATATAAAAATCACCCACCCTGCAGGTCTCTTTTAGTTTTATGTACTTCTTTCCTACTAGCACGAGCAGTTGTTGATGCTCATACCCTTCTAATATCTTTCTGTCATACATCCTATCTTGTAGATATAGGTCTACCTGTTTATTTAAATGCTCAATCACTCTGCATCCTCCTCCCAATGTTGAACGAACACGGTATCAGCGAGGTCTATCTCATACGTTTGTATCTTAGAATGTATCCTCAGTACTTGCCCACCGTGTTCACTATAAGCAACCGTTGTTTTAGCTACATCTGCATAGAGCTCATCCCTTCCGTCTGTATGTAGTACTCTTATTTTTATCATTATCTTTCCTCGCTCCTTTAGTAGTCTTCTTAACTACCTTCTTATTCTTATTTGTTATCGCTGTTGCTGTTGGCCAATCTCGCATTCCCCTGCTCCTTAATCTTCTTACATAAAAAATTGTATTTATTCCTAAGTACCTCATGCTCTTCATCTAATTTGTGGAGCTCTAAACATACCTCAGCATAAGTAGGCACTTTGTACGCATCCATACCTGTGAACATCTCTTTAATCTGCTCTTGCTTTTCCCAGTAATCACAACTCATTATCTAGTCTCCATACGTAACCGTTAGTTCTCTTGATATACATCTTGGTATTACACTGAATGCTACTATCTTTGTACTGTAACTCTAAGTACAACTCGTAGCATTCCCTGGATGTTGCACAGGTATAAACATCATGACTTGTATTCTTGAGTATGTGTAGTTCAGTGTTTTCGTTATAAGGGAATTCATAAGGAGACTTCAGTGGGGCTGAATTTGATACTCCTATAAACGAAAGTATAATAAATAGTAAACCTACCCCTATCATCTTCCAATTAACCTTAGGCCATTCTATCCATTCCCAATCATCCGCATCACTTAAGTTCTTCGCGTGTAATCTCCAGGGATCTCTCCATTTCTTGTAACTCATTAAATCTCCTTGGGGTTTAGTTAGGGGTAGAAATACCTCCTGAAAATACTTGTAGCTCTAGTGTGGGTGTCCACATAGTAAACTCTTCAGTATCTTCATCGAAATCTCGTAGCATGTAGACTAGCTGAGCTTGTTTGATAGCAAACTCCTCCTCCTTACCTGCGTTTGTGTAGCAGTCTTTGATGGTATCCCAGTAGTCACCCTCAGTAGGTTTCTTAAGTTCACTCAATATCTTCAAAGCCTTCACCTTTCCAATACGAGGACACCCTTTAATACCATCAACTGTATCACCTTCCAATGCCTGTTTCCAGAACCAGAAGTTAGCCTCCTCCTTGTCTACAATATATCTTTCTTGTGTGTTGTAGTTGTAGTGTGAGCCGAATGCTTGGTTGAGGTCTTTATCTATATGACATAGAACATATGTCTCAGGCTCCAAGTACATCCTCGAAACACATACATCATCTGCTTCTACATTATCGAATATGATTGCACCCATCTCTTTAAGCATGTACTTTCGTAGAGGCTTGAGTAGTATCAGCTCAACCTTCGGCTTCTTCCTATTAGCTTTGTAGTCAGGACTAACTTCATACCTAAAGTTCTTCTTAGGGCTGAGTACTAATTGGTAAGAGTCAGTCTTTGTATGAACGAGCATCTCATCTACAAACTTAACCATATCTTTCTTAGCATTCCCTAGGTCTACTGTCACAGTGCTTAAGATATTATCAGGGTCACTGTCATCCCAAATACAAGTGTCTTGGTNGATACTTGCATACTTGTATATTATGCTATCCGCATCAATTAGTGCTATCATCAGTGGTACCTCTTCATTTCTTCTGCAACANNAGTCAGCATGCTCATGTCTAATATCCCACAACGCACCCCTAAGCTCAGGGATCTGTTCTTGAACCTTACGTCTACATCTAGTAATTCCCTCAGCCTTAGGAAACTCACCCTTTGATAGCAATGAGAATACTCCTGTTGCAGATATCTCCTCTAGGTCATAGCCTAAATCCTGCATACATCTCCCCCATACCACAGCTAATAGGACTTCATCGCTGTCCCGCGCCTCTTCAACTGATGACAATACCTCTATTACTAGGTCCCTATACTCATTTATCTTGTTCTTCATGGTACTCCTCTATTTTAAAAGTTATAAATTCCTCTTTCTTCTTGACTATCTGCTTAGTAGCATTAATGTTATAAATCCATTTATCATTAAAACTATACTTAAGTTGAAGACAATCAATAAAGGGTTTCAGAATGTTATCCAAATCAGCAAGCTTATTACTTAAGCCCACTTCAATGGTTAGTTGTAGTTCCCCCTCAGGAACCTCTATATCAGGTAGTTGTTTTAACATCTTCCTCTCATATGTTTTGTATTGGTAGGACTTAACCTTCCTCCCCAAGTACATATCGTTACTACTTAATGCTTTAATTTCTACTTTTTTCATAGCACCTAGTCAGGTACTTAAGGGCTTCTATCATGCCCATCAAGTTATCACCTAACTTCCCCAATCCTGTATTACATGTAAGACAAAGAACCCCTCTAAAATCTCCTGTCTTATGACAGTGATCGTAGCAGAGTCTGTTTGTATCCCCGCAAATCTCACAGATGGGTGACGTGGCCATGCGCCTGTCATACTCCTCCTGTGTAATACCATAGTATTTTGCTATACTGTATTCGCGCTGATACGCTAACCTTTCCTCTCTGTTTTTTGCATAATAAGTGCCTTCCTGCATTCAAACTCCTCAGTTTATTAGTGAGTCTCCTCCCAAGAGTGACCTATCTTAGCCTCTCCTTCCAACTTGACTCTGAATTGTAGCTCGTCCTCAACTATAGCAAAAGTCGCTACACATACATCTGCTAAATCCTCTGCAATCTTTCCATCTACTTCTATCTGTACCTCATCATGGATGTTTCCTATGAACTCGTAGTCCTTTCCTGGAATCCATCTCTTCTGTAACTCCTTATCTAATGCTACTAGGTAATATTTCATTACCATTGCACCCGCACCTTGTAGCAGTACGTTCAATGCGCTATGGTCACTACGTATGTAGTACTTTCTCTTGTTCAATCCCAATAGGAATCCCTTATGTGCCTTATCCTTAACAGCATCACTCAGTTGTTCTAGAGCAGGGAGCTTAGCGAGGAAGCGGTTGCGTAACTCACGCCCCTTCTTCACACTGCCACCTACAATCTGTCCTAGCTTAGCCACACCTGCACCGTAGAGAAAACCATAGATGAAAGTCTTGGCATGGTCTCTAGTTGGTAGACCCGCTGCTTCTTGATTGATTGTGTGGATGTCACCGTTAACTACCTGCTCACCATAATCACCATCATCATAGATTGCCATGTAGTGGGCGAGCATCCTCAGTTCTAATCCACTAGCATCACAACCTACAATCTTCTTACCCTTAGGTACTGTGAATAATCTCCTACACTCCTTACCCATGAAGGAATGACTAGCAGGTGTCTGTGCTATGTTAGGTTTGTTGTGTGTACATCTACCTGTAACTGCACCCAGTGTTTTAATCTGACCATGTATACGACCATCTTCCTGCACTAGTTTGAGCCATGCGTTCTGACCCTCAGCTACCATCCCTAAAATCTTTTGAGTTAAGAAGTACTGCCTAAGTAGGATGGCCTCAGGAAACTTAACACCCTTGAGTACCTCCTCATTAATAATAGGAGTACCTTTCTCAGTCTTCTTAGGACTGCGCCACCCATACACCTCTTCCATCCACCGTCTGATGTGGTGGCGTGAGCCAGGGTTAAAATATACTGTCTCCCAATAACCCCAACCATTCTCCTCATCATTATGAGCACCCTTAGCTATCTGCTTTTGGTAGCGTACTGATACATCCCCTTTCTGTGTATACATCGGTGCTGGCTTGAGGGCTATCCAATCCTGCAAAGGCTTAAAGGTTTCTTCTAGTTGTGTAAAGAGTTTCTCTTTGTTTGTAACTAGTTTCACGTGAAGCAATTGTGCACTCTTAGTATCGAACAGCCACCCATAGGCTACCTGTCTTTGTATGATGTGAGCGAAGTGCTGTTCTATTCGCAACGCTTCCTCAGGAACATTCTTAGTCAGGAGTCTTTTGTATAGGACAGCGTTGAGGTGTACGTCCTGCTTACAATACTCAAGCATCTCTTCACTGAAGGTAGCCCATGCATCCTCCTTCTCACCATACGTCCCTTTGTTCGTACCTAAACGATAGCCCCATGCTTTGAGACCGTGGAGTCCCTTCATCCTAGGTGGTAGATGACTAGATTCATCTAACTTCTGTAGGTTGTAGTAGGCTAACTGAGATAGCAGTAGTGTATCTACTACCTCGCAGTGTTCCCATAGGTCTACACCATATAGTTTCTTAATGACTGGGATGTCAAACCCTATGATGTTATGTCCTGCAATGGCGGGTGTATCTTTTAAGTATGAGATGAGGAGTTGTATCTCATCAGGCCTGTACAACCTATACTCCTCTGTCTCTGTATTATAAGTCACTGCACAGTGCACAGTCGTTACTGTATCTAGTAGTCCATCTGTTTCTAAGTCAAATATTAACATTTAGAATTCCTCCATCCCTTCAAACCCTGGTTCAAATGCCTCGTTGTCATACTCAGACATACGACCAGTGTCCTTTGAGTACACTAGTGTGTCTGCCATACCTACATCACCAACGAAACGATTCTTTAGTATCCTCAACTTGACATGATTACCAAACTCATCATTCTGCATGTCTCTCTCAACACCTACAACACCATCAGACAGTTGAGCAATAGCACCTGAACCTCTGAGCTGTGACAAGGATACGGTTGCACCATCCTCATGCCCCTTATCTCCTTGAGGTCTGCGTAGATGTGACACTACAATGATTCCTGCCTGTGTTTCCTCAGCTAGTGAGCGTAGGTTTGTCATCAATGCATCGATTGCTCTCCGTTCATCCCCATCAACCGTACCTGATACTACAATAGATACATGGTCGAGGACTAAGAAGTCAACCTCGTTCTGAAGTACCAAGAGTCTCATCTTCCTTAGTAGATTCTCTGATTCTAGTGAGCCGAAGTGGTCATAGAAGTAGAGGTGTCCCTTCCCTAGTACCTCATCGAATGCCTCACGTTTCTTATCCATGTCTATCTTGGAGTAGTCATAAGACATAGGCTTACCTAAGTACATACCCATGAAACCTAAGGCGGAACGCTTGAGATTTTCCTCAAGTGCTATGTATCCTACCTTCAGACCATGATGCATCGTTAGGTGGTAAGTAATCTCTTTAACTATTGTAGATTTACCCACCCCTGACCCTGCGGTAAAGGTCACAAGTTCACCCTTGCGAAGCCCCTGGAATTTTTCATCCATTTTTGAAAAGGGGTATGAGTATGTTTCAAAGACCTCATCAACGGATACCAAGTCCCATAGTTCACTACCGTTCTTGATACCATCAATAGATAGACTCTGTGCTTGGTAGGTGGCAGAGAGTACAACCCCCTTACCTTTATTAATGAGAAGATCGTTAGCATCTTTATACCCAGTACCCTGTACTACCTTGAGTTGACCAGGTTTCTTAAAGAGTTCACTAACCTCTTCCATCGCTTTATGTCCTGC